GCTCAGGCTGACGTCGGCTCGACGGGCGGCTTCAACATCGGTTCTGGTAATGCCGCGAATGGCATTTCTGGCGCTTACCTCAACTGGGGCACGTCTGGCGGCAACTCCGACAGCACTGGTCCTTTCCGCATCATCGGCCTCGTCGGTGATCCGCCGGGCACCAACGGCACCGAATTCGGCGCCTATGCCCACGTCGTCGTGGCGTTCAACAACGTCGCCACCAAGACACTGGCCACGATCTAAGGAGTAAGGACCAATGGCTGTTAATCTTTCTGCCATCAAAGACCTTCTCCTTCCCGGTCTCCGGGGGGTCGAAGGCAAGTATGAGATGATCCCGTCTCAGTATGACAAGATCTTCACGAAGCACGATTCCAAAATGGCGCTTGAGCGCACTGCGGAAATGCGCTTCCTGGGTCTTGCTCAGTTGAAGACTGAAGGCGCGCAGACGTCGTTTGATAACGCCGCCGGCGAGCGTTACGTCTATAACCAGGAGCATGTCGAAATTGCTCTTGGTTATGCGATCACTCGCAAGGCGATCGACGACAACCTCTACAAGACCCAGTTCATGCCGTCGAACCTCGGCCTGGTGGAATCGTTCCATCAGACCAAGGAGATTTACGGCGCGAATGTCCTGAATACGGCGACGACCTATAACGCTTCTATCGGCGGTGACGGCAAGGCTCTTGTCGCTACTGATCATCCGATCGACAGCGGCACGGTTTCGAATACGCCGTCTGTTCAGGTTGATCTTAACGAAGCCTCGCTTCTGAATGGCATGATCGCCATCAGAACGAACTTCAGAGATCAGGCTGGCCTGAAGGTCTTCGCCCGCGGTCGTCGTCTTGTTGTTCCGGCGGCTCTGGAGCCGACTGCGATCCGTCTGACGAAGACTGAGCTGCGTCCCGGCACTGCAAATAACGACGTGAATGCGATCATGATGACGGCCGGCGGTCTGCCGGAAGGCTACATGGTCAACGACTTCTTGACGTCGTCGCGTGCGTGGTTCCTGCTTACGAACATTGATGGCCTCTCCTACATGGAGCGCATCAAGTTCGAATCCGACATGCAGGTCGACTTCGTTACGGATAACCTGCTGGTCAAGGGATACGAGCGTTATAGCTTCGGTTACTATAACTGGCGCTCAATTTTTGGTTCGTTCCCGACCTAGTAAAAACAGCCGGGGGCCTACATGGTCCCCGGTTTTTCTCTAAATCAAAGGAGCAGCCAACATGGCGCTTACAAACTTCCCGAACGGCATTACGTCCTTCGGAGTTCCCGTTCTTGGCACGATCGGCGGTCTCCCGCTGACGGGCACCTACTTCTTCGTGAATCCGGCTGGCGGCTCTGACGCCTACGACGGTCTTTCGCCGGAGACGCCTTTCCAGACGATTTACGCAGCTTATGCTGCGGCGACGGCTGGCAACAACGATGTCATCGTCCTGATCGGCAACGGCTCGACGAGCGGCACGGCCCGCATGTCGACGGCGCTGGCGCAGTCGGTCACGTCTTCGGCGACGACCGGCACGATCACCTGGGCGAAGAACGCGACGCATCTGATTGGCGTCACGGCTCCGACTGGCGTTTCGAACCGCGCCCGCTTTGCTCCGCCGACCGGCACCTACACGGCGTCGACCTTCGGCAATAACGGCAACATGTTCAACGTCACGGCGTCGGGCTGTATCTTTGCCAACTTCTCGGTATTTGCTGGCTTCTCAACTGGATCGGCTTCGCAGGTTGCGTGGATCGACAATGGCGGCCGCAATTATTATGAGAGCGTGCAGTTTGGCGGCATGGAAGACACGGCTTCGGCTCAGGGCGCGAATGCTCGCGCTCTTCGTGTTACGGGAGCGGGTGAAAACACGTTCGTTAACTGCACGATCGGGCAGGATACTGTTACGCGCACAGTCGCCAATGCAAACCTTGATCTTGCTGGCGCTACGCCGCGCAACAAGTTCATCAATTGCGACTTCCCGATGATGACGAGTTCAGCAACGTCCTTGTTCATTATTGGCACTGGCGCTGGCTCAATTGACCGTTACACCAAGTTCCAGAGCTGTCTGTTCCACAACGCTGTTGACTCAACATCGACCCAAATCAGCGTTGCTGCATCGCTGAATGCGGCTGCGGGTGGAAGCCTTGTGTTTAACGGCTGCACGGTCGTTGGATCTACCAAGTGGGGCGACGCTGGCGCGCTCGCCAACTCTTTTGTCGACAACGCGCCCCCGACGGCGGCCACTTCCGGCATCGCTGTCAACCCGTCGTAACAGGAGGTTCTCATGGGTAAAGTTGTTCCAAGCGGCGCTTCGGGCGGATTTGATGCCGACTCTGTCATCAGCAGTGCACGTTCCAAGACTGACGGCTTCAAAAAGGGCGGCAAGGCTGAAAAGGCCAAGGGCGGCTGCATGAAGAAGGGCGGCGGCGTTATGTCGTCTGCGGCGAAGGGCAAGAAGCCAGCTCGCGCGACGGGTGGCGGCGTCTTCTCGTCCGCTAAGGCTGGGACGCCTCGCGGCACTTCGCCGAAGCCTTACTAATGTGATTGGGGGCCGCAAGGCCCCCATCCTCACTTTGGAGGGCGTTATGGCAAAGTCACCTGCCTGGACCCGCAAGGCGGGACAATCCCAATCCGGCGGCTTAAACGCTAAGGGTAGAGCCTCGGCAAAGGCCGAAGGCCACAATCTTAAGCCCCCCGTTTCCAAAGAGCAGGCGTCCAAAAGCCCCAAGGCTGCGAGTCGGCGCGAGAACTTTCGGGCTCGGATGTGCGGCATGAAGGAAAAGCTGACTTCAGCCAAGACGGCCCATGATCCCAATAGCCGCATCAATCTTGCCCTGAAAAAATGGGACGTGAGGTGCTGATGGCCTCCAAGCCTCAAAACTCTGGTTTGTGGGGTCGAGCCAAGGCGGCGGCTCGCGCCAAGTTTGATGTTTATCCTAGCGCCTATGCGAACGCTTTTGCCTCCAAGTGGTATAAGCAGCACGGCGGAAGATGGTCCGGTGAAGATAACCGCGTCAACAAAGCTTCTGGCGGCGGACTCGGAAAATGGTTCGCAGAAGATTGGCGGGATGTGAAAACCGGCAAGGAATGTGGTAGAGTAGAAGGCGAAAAGGGCAAGCGCCCTTATCCTGCCTGTCGTCCTGCCGCCGCTGCTGCTGCAATGACGAAGAGCCAGAAGAAAACGATTTCGGCGAAGAAGACCGGGCCTGAGCGCAAGTCGTGGCCGGTATCTCCTTCCGGTAAGGCTAAAGAGGGAAAACGATAATGCAGGCCAGACAGGTTACAGTCTCCGATGCGTCTGGTGGCGTAGTCTATTCGTCGCTTGTTCGCTTTGACGACTTTGCGCCTTCGAACATTTCGATCCAGTGCACGGTTACGGGAACGGTCAACTACACCGTCCAGTCGTCTCTTGACGACCCGAACGATCCGTTTAATCCGGTTGCTGTTGGCTCAATGACGTGGGTTGATAGCTCGGACACGAATGTTGTGGGCGCAACGGCGACGAAGCAGAGCAATTTCCTGTTTGCGCCGAAGTTCGTTCGCGTCAAGCTGAACAGTGGAAGTGGCTCTGTTGTAGCTACATTCCTCCAGAGCAGCTCGGTTCCTTACTGATGTCCAATGGCCTGACGACAGACCCCGGACTGAGCATCCCGACCGGGCTGTCGCCTTCGTCGGGCATGACTGTTGGAACCGGGCTGTCGTTTCAGGGATTTGGCGGCGGTGGACCTGTTATCTCCAATGGCATCCTTTTGGAGAACGGAACCGACTTCCTGATGCTGGAAAACGGCACAGAATACTTGCTACAGGAATAAAACATGGCAAATCTTCCGATTTCCGGTCTTACCGCAAGCACATCAAATATTGCTGCGACGGATCTTCTTCCTGTTACGCCTTTCGCCGGTATTGGCGTAGCCGGGTATCCGCTCAAATACACCGGACAGCAGCTTGCCGGCGGCTTGCTGGGGTCCGCGACGTTTAATGCGGCGACCGTCACCACATCGCAGCCTGTCCTGAACCTGTCCCAGACGTGGAACGCGGGCGCTGTCACGTTCAAGGGGATGGTGTTTAACGCTGCGACGGGCTCCAGCGCCAATTCTGCTACTGGATCTTTATTGCTTGATTTGCAGTTAGAGACGGCAAGCAAGTTCAGCGTCACAAAACTTGGGGTAGTGACAGTTGCAAATCGCGTTGATGTTCAAGGAATAAGCATCTGTTACAACGGGCTCGCAAGCACACTAGCTTGGAGTAGTGATACTTTTCTCGTTCGCGCCACCACCGCCACCCTCCAGCTCGGCGCTGCGGACGTTGCATCCGGCGCTGTCCCCCAGACGCTACAGGTCCAGAGCAACACGGGCGCAGGCCAGAGCGGCCAGACCTTCACAATCAAGGGCTCCGCTGGCCCAGCCGGTGGCGGGTCGATTATCTTTCAGACTGCGGCGACGACTTCGTATGCGACGGCGCTGACGATTAATAGCGCCAAACAAGCCATTTTTGACGCGGGAGCAAAAGGTGCTCCGTCTGTAGCGATAGGCGGCGCAACAGTCGGTTTTTATGCAACGGGCGCGTCTATTTCAAATTCTGACGATAGCATAAGAATAGCTACAAGCGGAGCCATAAATTTTGG